GATGTTTTCCGCCATGCCCGTGGCGAATGTCGCCAGGGCCAGCAGCCAGATACGCGGGCTCATGTGTTGCCTCCGATAAACGGGCCGGCCAAGGTCCGGACCCATTTGTCCCGACGGTTGACCGGCAGTGGTCAGGTCCATCGGGTTTCGAGGCAGTGCTTCGGTTATCCCGGTTCAAGCAGGAGGGATTGTAGACGGTTGTGCGCAGGCGATGAAGCCTTGGGTTCTTTCAGGCTGAACAGGACTCCATGGGCTGAGAGGTCGCGCAGGGAATCATCACCAGCGTGGGCTGGCCCCGCGAATACGATATGCCCTGAAGATCACAGCGTGATCGGCTTCAACTTGAGCCCTATGGCCTGGGCCCGCACCGCCGCGCCGCTGAAGGCCGCGGCATTGCCCGGTGGTGGCGTGGGCCCGTGCACATGCCCGGCCAGCTCGGTGTTCATCTCCTGGACCAGGTCGAGCAGGTCGCAGAGCACCTGCAGCACGTTCACCGCCTCGGAACCCAGCCAGGTCTTCGGTGCCTGCAGGCGCTGGCTGATCTTCACCACGCTGTGACGCAGGCCCTCGATCCGCTCCTGGACGTCGCCGCCAATCGCCGTGTTGAGCTTCTGCCCCACCGCCAGGTTCAGGTCGCGGCCGGTGGCCTGGTGCAGGTCGTCGAGGGCGGCCAGGCTGGCGGAGCCGCCGGACAGCAGCTTGAGCGCGCCGAGGGCCTCGATCTTCTTGACCCCACCGACGGTCTCGGTCGAGTGGTCGTCCACCGTCCGGGCATGGCTCTGGAACTGCTCGGTGTTGGCCAGCGCCTCGACTTCACGCTCGATCGCCTTGTCGCGGATCCGCCCATCGGTCTGGCGCAGCCAGTTGCCGTCGGCGTCGGCGCGTTGCTGGCAGGCCTCGCTGTGCTGCCACACCAGGTCGCCCTTCGGCACCTTGGGCAGGCTCAGCCCGTGGGGCAGGATCTGCTGGATGAACGGCTTGTGCGGCAGCCCGTAGGCGAACGACAGCACCACGGTGGTGCCTTCCTCGGGGAAGCCGAACATGCCGCGCTCCTGGCCGCCCATGGGCGCCGGCAGCGGCAGGCTGGTGAACACCGGCAACGCCGGGTCGGGCTCGCCGTCCGGCAGCAGCACCTGGACATCGACGCCGAAGCGCGGGCGGAAATCGTCGCACAGCCCGGGCGCCGCCGGCGCATCGGGCACCGCGACCACGCGGCCGAAGCGCGGCAGGTGACAGCCGCCGGTGATTTCGGGGAACTGGCGCGCTACGGCGCGGCGGATTGCGTCTTCCATCGTATGGCCATCTGGCTGTCGGCCAGCGCGACATGGGTCACGCGCTCGCCGTGGTTGATCGGTGCGCCCGGACGCAGCCCCGGCAGGGCCGCAATGCTGGCGCTCTGGTTGCCCTGGTAGTGGTCGAACAGCTCCATGGGCAGTTGCAGCGCGGGGCGCGCGCCGAAGTAGCTGTCGGCCCAGCTGCCTACGTACACTTCGCCGTTGCCCTGCTGCTGCCAGATGAAGTCGGGAATGTCGAAGACCTGGGCCAGACTGTCCATGGCCTGGAAACCGGCGGCCAGGCTGTAGAAGAACGGCGCGCGCACCGACGCGTAGGGCCGCTCGGGCACGCGAAAGCGCAGGCCGGTCTGCTGGCCGATCTGGTCGAGCACGCCGCGCAGGTCGACGTGGCGCAGGTTCATCGGCAGCGGCCTGGCCAGGATCGCCGCCAGTTCCCGACAGAAAAGCAATTGCTGCCTGGCGTTGGCGCTGGTGCAGCGCTCGACGTAGCCGATGAAATGCCGCTGCAGCGGGCTGTCGTTGTAGCCGATGTCGAGGGTGACCAGGCCCTTGAGGGGCGCCTCGGCCTGGACGATGAAGGTCGCCCGCCCCGGGTTGCGCAGCTCCAGGCGCACATCCGCCCTGACCAGGTCGTAACGCTCGCCGCCGACATTGAGTACCTGATGCAGCTTCATGACTTCTCTCCCAGCCAGTCATCCACTTTTTTCAGCAGGCGCTCGAAGCTGGTCAGCTCCGGGTCCTGCTCCTCTTCCTCCTCTTTCGCGCCCACCGCCGCCCCCGGAGCGGCCTGGGCCTTGACGCGTTTTTTGGCGCGGCGCTTCTCGACCTTTTCCGGGTTGGAGGTCTTTTCGGCCAGGCCGAACTGTACCCGCCAGCAGGCCAGCGAGTCGTCCTCCCGGGCGTTGACGTTCTCGGCGAAGCGCACCTGGCGGATGCCAAAGGCCTCGGCGGTGTCGTTGACGATGCGGTAGGTCTTGAGCTGGCCGCCGCTCTCGGTGGCTTCGGCCAGGCGCATCAGGCTGCGCAGCCAGGTGCCGTTGACGTAGGGGATGGTCAGGGTGACGTTGAGGGTCTTGGGCTTGAAGCCCTTGTGCGCGGTGTCGGTGTTGCTGGTCTGGCCGGACAGGTCCTCGGCTTCGATGCGCAGGTTGCCGGTGACTTTCAGGGTCTTGCCTTCGACGGGCTGGCCGTCCAACAGTAGCAGTGTCATAAACCCACCATTTCACGAACGAAGCTCAGGCCCTTGGCCGAGCCGACCAGGATCACGCCGGCGCTCATCACCCATTCATGCCCCGGGGCATTGCCTTCGAGCAGCATGCGGCGCAGTTGTGTGTTGTTGCCCGGGCCCAGCAGGCGGGTGCGTACCGAGCTGTCGGCCTGGCCGCCTTCCAGCAGATCGCGCAGGTCGGCCAGGCGCTGGTCGCGGACCTGCTGCTGGTTGGCCTTGCGCGCCGCCAGCCCGGTCAGGTCGGCCATGGGCGAGCTGTCGGCGGCGTAGCTTTCCAGCACCGCGATCTGCCCGGCCAGCGATTGCTGCGCCGCCTTCAACACCGTGCAGCGCTCCAGCGGCAAGGCCTCCCAGCGCGGCAGGGCGGTGGCCTGGGGAATCTGCCATTTCTCGGTTTCGAGCCGCGCCAGGTGCTCGGCGCGGCGTTGCGCGCGCACCAGTTCGGGGATCGGCATCAGGGCGTTGAAGCGGGCCAGGCCGGCGGCCAGCTGATCGTGGCGGGTGCCCAGGAACAGCAGGCACAGCGCGTGCTGCTCACCCTGGGGGCTGCCGTTGTCGGTGGCGTCGGTCAGCTTGTTGGCCAGTTGCTGCAGCAGGTTCGGCGCGGACAGGAAGCGCTGGTAGCCACGCCCCTGGCCGATACCGCTCTGGAACGGCGTCACCACCAGGCACCTGGGCACTTCGCCCAGCTGTTCGGCCAGGGCCTGGCGCCCGGCCTCGATCGCGTCCTTGGCCGCGGCGCCGACCGGGCCGGGGTTGGTGCTGGCCAGGCCCTGCAGGCCGCTCAGGCGCTGGGCGGTACTGGCCAGCTCGTTGCCGGCCAGGGCCTTGGCGGCGTCCAACTGGCCCATCCAGCGGGTCGCCTCGGTGGGCCAGCGCAGGGTCAGGAGGGGCCAGTTCATGGCTGCAGACTCTCCCATGTAACAACTTGTATAGCGTTAATATCACCGTTGCTCAGGGCCTGTGCCAGTTGCTGCTTAAGCACGTTGGATCGCTGCAGTAGCTCGAGCTTGTACGTGGTGAAGTCATCGCTGACCTGACGCAACTGTTTGGCGGTGTGTAGTCGCAGCTCCTTGACGCCTTGCTTGTCTCGGCAGCCGAAGCGACTGTCGAAGCCCTGAAGAATCACCCCAGTAAGGTTCAGTTGGTCGTCCAACTTGCTGGGGTACTGATGAGGCTCTCCAAGGGCGCTGGACCAAAAGCCTGCGGTGATTGTGGCTTCGCAGGCAGAGTTGATCTCGGCTACTTTTTGTCGATACAGGTTATCCAGCAGCTCTGGTTCTGGTGCCCCTGATGCAGGACGTGCTACCGGTCTGTTGAGGCTTGGGTCGAAAATGATGTGCAAGCCTTGCGACTGTTTTTCCAGGAGATTGAGATAGTCGGTATGGCTGACCTTTACTGAATCGGCTGGGATCTTGGGATGCAGACCTTGCACCAGGAAAGTATGAAGCGACGGGCAGTAGTAGAAGTTGCTCATTAGGGGGCCTCAGTGACCGATCGCGATATAGGGGTAGGTCGAAGTGGCGGTGGCCAGTCCGATGAAGCCGGTTTTGCTGAGCGAACTGGGCTTGATGTTCATCACCTCTGCCACCCCAGTCGTGTTCTCGCCTGTCCCTACATTCAGGACGAAGCAGTTGTTGGGGAAGGCGATCGGGAAAAGGAACTGCGTGTTGTTCTCCGAGATGTAGGCGTTGCCCCATTGAACGACCAGCCCGCCCAACCACCGCGGAAAGGCTATGTAGCCATTTGCCGATAGGCTGATGGAAAAGCCCCACCGTAGCTTTTGAGGGGGAACGATCAAGCTGTCGTCTACCCCAGCGTCTAGTTGTTCCAGCGTAGCTATTGGTGCGATCCCCGCGCTTTGTGTGGTCGCTCGCCTTTCGGTGTCGACCACTTGCGCAGCGGAGGCAAAGACAATGGGATTTGGGCCAGGTGGAACATGCTGTACACGCAAACCACCGTTACCCGCTACAAGTGCAACCGCAGGGCGTGTGGTGTCGTGCCGCATCCACTGGGTGCCATTCCAGTAGCAGTTTTGGCACAAGTGTGATTCGAGCTGGGCAGACACGAATGCATAATTGGCACCGTGAAGGTCATAGCTGCCGCCTGGTAGCGGGTTTAGATTGGGCAGTGCGTCAGTGATGCCATATCCACTCAGGGACGTTGCTTTGTCAGCCTTTTTGCTCGTGGCCTGATTTACTGCTGCAAGCAATTGATCGATGTCGGCTGAGCTGTAGGTGTTACTGCTATCTCTCACCTCGTAGGTGGCTGTCCAGATAATGGGGTTAGCCCCGGCTTCGACCCGTTTGACCAAGACTTTCCCAGCGCTTGCAAGCAGTACGACGGCAGGCTTGTTGATGTCGTGCCGCAACCAGTTGATGCCATTCCAATAGCAGTTCTGACACAGGTGTGGTTCGACCTTGGCCGAGACGAACGCATAGTCGGCCCCGTGTAGGTCATAGCTTCCCAAAGGGAGTGGGTTCAGGTTGGGGAGCGCATCGGTAATGCCATAGCTACTTAGCGTGGTACCAGTGTTGGCTTTCTTGGCCAGTCCGCTATTCACCCAGGTACGGCTGGCGAAGTGTTCCACCAATGAGCTGGTGATTGCTTCGACTGGACGACGGTCATGAATGCCTTGTGCTGTCACTTCCGCCAAAGCGATGCAGTAATGCTGGGTGCCTAGGTTGTCGGTGTAGTCAGTTTTTGTAACCCCACTACTGAAACTACAACGCGCCACAACGTCGTTCAATTTCCGTTCCAGCACCACGTCTATCCAGATGGAGGTCGGTACGGTGCTGCCGGGTACAGTTACGGGTGAAGGGCTGTGAATCCGAATCCCTTCGATATAAGCCAGTCCAGGTTTGACTTTATAGTCGGTGCCAACCTTTTCTACTTGCAAACCATCACCGAAGAAGCACGCTCGCCCATACACATCGCGGTTGCTCAGGCGCTCGCGCTCGTCGATGCCTTTCAGGCGCACGGTGAAGTCGTGCTGCCAGGTGCTGGCATCGATGGTGATGCCGGTCAGTTCCTGGGCGCCGCTGTATTCCACCAGGATGTTGCGGGTGACGTTGTTGCCGATCTGCAGCGGCGGGATGTTGCGCCGTTTCTGCTGCAGCGGCAGGTAGGCCACGGCGAACAGCACGCCCTCGGCGCTTTCCAGGCCCATCCAGTTCCAGTCGAAGTCGCCGATGTCGCTGCCCAGCATCGAGCTGTAGACGACCTGGTTGGGGTTCACGTAGCCGCTGTTGCCCGCCGGGATGTCGTAGCTGTGCACGATCTGGCTGGCCGGCGGCTTGGTCGCGGCGCGGTCGATTGGCGTGTTCGGGTCGAGCCCGGGTACATGGGCGTAGATGAAACGGGTGATCTGCAGGACTTCTTTGGCCCCCTGCTTCTGGGCGATCAGGCTTTCGCCCGCGAAAGTGATTCTGGCCACGGCGGACTCCTAAAGCGTGGCGACCAACGTCTGCTGGTCGTCGTTGAATTGGGCTGCGCCAATGCGCAGGGTCACGGGGGTGATGCTGATGAAGTCGTAGCGGCGGCAGGTCCGGCCGTACTGCTGGATCAGCACCCGCAGCAGCTCGGGGTTCTCCGACAGCTGCGAGTCGGAAAGGCGCAGCAGGACCACGTCCCAGTCGCGGCCGGCCAGGCGTTCGTCGATCTCGACATAGCCCACGCCGAGCCGGCGCAGGATGCGCTTGAGCCCCGCGGTGCTGCCGGCATCGACCGCGTTGATGAAGGCGAACTTCACCCGCAGCCGGTACAGGCGTTCCGGTTCGTCCTTGAAGCGAGTGATGTCCCGCTGCCAGGCGAGCAGGTCCAGCACGGTGAGGTGGCAGGTCTCGGCGTCCATCTGCAGCAGCGGCCAGTGCAGCCACTCGGTCACCCTGGCCCACCAGGCTTGGGCGGCGTCCTTGAGCTTGGTCAGTTCGGTGCCGGCGAGCCAGAACGGCAGTTTCAGCGGGCTCATACCAGGTCCACCCGCAGGTTGGCGATGCGCGCGATGCTCAGCTGCGAGACGATGTCCTCGCTGGCGAAATGCAGCGACTCGATGTCGGCGAAGGCCTGGTGCAGTTCCTCGGCCAGGCGGCTGAAGGAGAACCGCGACTGTGGGTAAGTCAGCGTCGGCCGATAGTCGCTGGCCGTGCTTTCGCGAAACGCCGCGCGGATGAACTGGGTGATGCCCTGCTGCAACTCTTCGCGCCGTTTCGCCGTCAGGTTCGCCCGCGGCCAGACCGTCAACGCGATGTCGTGGCGCGTCTCGGGCATGACCATCACCAGCAGGTCGTCGCCGTGACCGTGGTTGCCTTGGTCGCGCACATGGGCGTTGATCTGCTCCAGATACGCCTGCGCCGGCACGTCGGCGTCGAACAGCACGTAGGCGTTGGCGCTGCCCGGACCACGCGGTGCGTCGTGGAGGAAGTACACGCCATCGGGGCGCACCCCCGGGAAGGCGGCGATCATGGCGCGGTAGACCGCGTCGGTGTGCCATTGGTTGACCGCGCTGAACTGGTTGCGGGTGCGCAGGCGCAACTGGTCGTCGGGCTCGGGGTCGGCCCCGGGCGAGGTCATCCAGCCGTCGGCATTGACCACCTGGACAATCCCCGGCACCGGCTCGGGCAGGATGGCGTAGTAACCGGGCGCCAGGTTGTAGCCGCTGCCGACCTGCTGCGCCTGGACCTTGACCGACTGTTGCAGGCGGCCGTCGGGGAACACAGCATCCTCGACCGTCACCAGCTGGTAGACGTGGCCGTTGATCGCGGCGGATTGCACCACGACGCCGGCGCGCATCAGCAGCTCGCCGGCGCTGTTTTCACGGGTGAACAACAGCTGGCCCTGGGCCTTGGTCGCGCCTTTGCGCTCGACGTTCACCGCCCAGGCCAGGCTGTCCAGCCAGGCGCCGCTGGCCGTCTTGACGAAGAAGTTGGGCAGCACGGTGTCACTGATGAAACCGACCAGCCACAGCACCGGCTTGGTCACCAGCGCCGTCACCACGCGCCAGAATGGCGAGTAGGCGCTGGTGTTGCTGAGCTTGCTGCCCTGGGCGGCCACTTCGGCCTCCCAGGCCTGGTGCAGGGCCGCCTCAGTGGTGGGAATGCCGGCGTCGGCCAGCACCTTGCGAAAGTCCAAGTCGCTCACAGGTATACCTCGATGTCACCGAATTTCAGGGTTTTCGCCGTGACCAGGTAACGGCCCGGATGCTCTTCCAGGACGCGCGCGGTACCCGGCAGCAGGCGCTCGTCGTCCTCCACCAGCAGCTCCAGTTGCAGGATGCAGTCGGCCTGGCGCTGGCGGCTGCGCTCGGCCACCAGGGTCACCAGCAGGCCGCTGTCGCGGATCATGTGGGCGATGTCCTGGGCGATGCTGGCCCGGTCCTCGATCAGCAGCGGTTGGTGGGAAAGGTCCAGGACCAGGTCGTTGTCGTGGATCAGCAGGTCGATGTAGTCGCTCATCAGCCCACCGCCATTGCCATCATCTGTTCCAGCTCCAGCGGGTTGATGGCCTTGCTGGTGTTGATCTCCACCTTCTCGACATGCATGCGCCGGTCCTGCGCCTGGGTGGTGTTCTGGATCTGGGTCATCAGGCCTCCCTGGGGAACGCTCGTCGGGCTGGCCGGCGAGAGGTTGAGTGCGGTCTGGGTCATGCGCTGGCGCTGCTGCTCGAGTTGCTCGACCGGCGCGCTGGCCATGCTGGGGGCGAGGGCAGCGGGTGCCATCGAAGCCGTGTGTGGCGCTGGTGATGGCACCTGCATCAGGGTCTTGAGCAGTGGCTGCGTGCTGCTCATGGGCAGTACGCCGATCGGTGCGACCTGGCTGGCAAGCCCTGGCACCTTGGGTGCTTCCGGCAGATCGGCGAACGAGGTCTCGATGTTGACGCCCGGGATCTTGTTCAACCACTCGATCACCTGGTCGAGTGAACTGCGCAAGATCTTGACGATGCCGTCCCAGGCCGCCTTGGCCATGCCGGTCCAGCCCCCCATGTCGGTGAACCACTTGCTCAGTGCGTCCAGCTGTGCGCTGACCCACTGGAAGGCGGCGCTGTCCAGGAACGCGGCCTTGAGCTCGTCCCAGTAGGCAATGACCAGGACCACGGCAGCGACCAACGCGATGATGCCCGCGATGATGAGGATGATCGGGTTGGCCAGGAGTGCGGCGTTCACCAGCCAGAGCGCGCCTTGCCAGGCAAGGGTGGCGAGCCTCACGATCCCCATCCAGGCGTACATGGCGATCAGGCTTGTCAGGAAGATCGACAGCACCAAGGCGTGCCGGAGGAACATGAAGATGCTCTTCAAACCGGTCATGTTGAGCAGGGCCCAGGCGGCCTGTGTCCCCAGCATGGCTATCCGGGCCAGTCCGCTCAGCACTGCAAGCGCGGTCAGCGCGGCGCTGGTGCCAAGGATCGCCAGGGTGGCGATGGCGATCACCCGGGTGATGTTGGGAAACAGCTTGATCCAGCGGACCAGGGTCTGGGCGATCTCGACCAGGCGTGTCATCAGCGGTTGCAGGATGGGAATCAGCGCCTGGCCGAAGGCGATACGCAGCGCTTTCACGGCAGCCCCGAACTGCTGCCAGGGGTCGACCATGGCCTTGGCCATCTGTTCGGCCTGTTCCAGGCCGCGTACCTGGCCGAGTTTGTCGATGCCGTTCTTCAGGCGGTCGGTGTCCTGGGCCAGGGCACCGATGAGCTGGGCCGCCTCACCGCCGAAGGCCTCGGTGATCTTGGCGTTGGCCGCCGCGCCGCGCAGGTCGCCGAACTTGCCCTGCAGCTTGGCCAGGATGTCGAGCATCGGCAGGACCTTGCCATGAGCATCGGTGAACTTCATGCCGAGCTTGTCCGAGGCGTCCTCGATGTTCTCGAAGAAGGCCTTGTAAAGCCCGCCGGCCGCGCTGCCGTCCATGCTGCCGGACAGGCTGCCGATCACGGCCATCTGCTCGGCCAGGCCGATGCCGGCGGCGGAGGCCTGGGCACCGGCCTCCTTGAAGCCATCCTTCATCTGTTCGCCGCTGGTGCGGAACAGCTGGACCGCCAGGGCGGTCTGCCCGCCCAGGATCTTGACCCATTGGCCCTTGCCCATGGCGTCGGCCTGCTGCTTCCGCAGGTTGTACATCGTGCCGACATACTCGGCCATCACGCCCTGGTCGGACTTGGTGGCCTTGGCCAGCACGCTGCTGGCGTAGGTGAACGTGGCCAGCTGGGAGCCGGACAGACCTTTGATCGCGCCCTCGATCTTGTACGCCGAGGCGACGAAGTCCCGGGCGTTCTCGCCATAGGCGATGGAGAACATCAGGGCTTTCTTGTTCAAGGCCTCCAGGGCGTCCTCGGCCACGCCGAGCGAGCGTACATCCCCAAGGGCACGGTTCATTTCCAGGGCGGGCTCAAGGAAGGTGCCAAAGCTGCCGGCAGAGCTTTGCAGCTTCTGCGTGCCCTCGCTGATCTGCTTGATGGCGGCCTGGCTTTTTTCGCTCAGATTGTTGAACCCTTGGGTCATCCTCGCCAGCGGCGCGGTGACTTTGTCGGTCAGCGACAGGATGAAATCCAGCCGGCTGGTTGCGTTGTTCGCGCTCATGGGATGTCAGCCTCCATTGAATGCACGGGCGATGCCGTTGGCGATGGCGATTTCCATTCGCCGCCAGTGCTCGTCCTCAAGCCACTTGGCCGTGCCCAGGTTCTCGGGCGTGGTCGGCGCACCGGGCAGCCAGCGTTCGGCCAGGGCCAGCAGCTGGCCCAGGCCGTCCTCGGTCAGTCGCTCTGCGTGGCCGAGCGCTTTTTTACGGTGACTTCCACGGTCGGGGCGTACTCCTCGACCAGGGCACCGGCCAGCTGGATCACGGTCATCGGGTTGGCCAGCAGCGGCTTGAGCTGGTCCTTGTGCTCGGGCTTCACGGCGGTGACCAGCAGGTTGTTGGCCGGGGCGACCTTGTTGGAGGGGGTCAGGGCGTTGATGTACTTGGTCATCAGCGCCGGATCGATGGCGAAGTCCAGGGACAGGTCGCCGACTTCCAGGGTGATTTCGGTGCGTTGGGTCATGGGGTACTACTCCATTGGAATACGGGAATCGAAAAGAACGTGGCGGGCGCTGTGTTCAGCGGCCGCGCTCGTGAAGCTGTTGGCAGGGAACGCAGCGGCGCATGCCGCCCAGGGCGCGGCGCGCCTCGGGGATATCGTCGCCGCAGTCCGTGCAGTGGGTAAGGCTGGGCCCAGTCGCCACGCGGCGGCCACGGACGGCGGCGATCGCCAGATCACGCCTGAGCTGTTCCAGGGCCTGGGCGCGGTCGAATGGGCACACCATCAGCTCAGGCCCTCGACCTCGGCGAAGGACAGGTACGGCACGCCGTTGACGTGGATGAAGTCCGGGCTGGTGACGTCGAACGGCAGCTTGTGCTTGGTCTTCTCGCCGCCCTTGGCGTCGATGTTGAGCAGGCTGGAGATCTTGAAGCGGCAGCCGAAGGCCTCGACGCGGATCTCGTCGGTGGGGGTCTTGGCATAGAACAGCTGGTCGAAGGTTCCCAGCTGACGGAAGCTGCCGGCCTTGGCGGCGGCTTCGATGATCAGGTTGAAGTTGCTGGTGTCCACCTCCAGCTCGCCGCTGGCGGCCACGTCGCCGGCGACCCAGCCGTCCGGCACACCCTTGGTGTGTGCCACGGCGCTGTTGTCGGTGATGTCGAGGGTTGCGCTCTCAACGTGGATCTTCAGGTCGCCCACGTTGATGTCGAAGTTCAAGCCACTGATCTTGGCCATGGGTTACTCCTGGTTGTCCTGGGAAAGGTCCAGCGCGATGTTCGCGGTGATGTCCTTGGGGCAGTTGTGCGGGCGGATGCGAATGAACACTTCCACCTGGGTGTGGCTTTTCCAGACGATGACCAGGTCGCCGTCGCGCGGCGGCTGGATTTCGCCGGGGAACACTTCGCCGGCGAATTTCACCGCCTTGGCCATCTGTCGCAGCGGCGCCATCAGCGCGCTGGTGTTGGCGGCCATGCTGGCGGGGCTGTTGTTCAGGCGACGGTCGCCGATGCGGCGGATCAGCAGCGGGCGGACCTGGCGGGCGGCCTTGTCGGCCAGGCGCAGGTATTCCAGGACCTGGAAGTCGCTGGCGGCGGTGTCGAGCATGTTGGCATCGCCCCAGTACACGCCCTCGTAGTCCGGGTAGGTCTGCGAGACGGAGAAGCGTGCCTTGTCCAGCTCGCTGCGTACCGCCGATGGCAGTGGCACGCCGTCCTTGTCCGCGGGCACCGCGCCCAGGCCCAGGACAGGGCCGCTGGCGACGCGCATCGGGGTATCGGCGATGCTCCAGGCGGCGTTGGCCAGGCGCCCGGCGAGTACGCCCAGATCATTGCCGTGCAGCTGCGGCACCACCACGACGCGTGGCGCGGCGATACCGTCGGTGAGCGCCTTCTGCTCGAGCAGGTAGTCCGACCAGGTCACGGTCGGCAGGATGCCGGCGGACGCGGCGAGGACGAACGAACGCCGGCCGTAGCGGGCGTTCAGTTGTTCGGCGGCGGTGTGCATGGCCAGCAGTTCCGCGCCGGTGGTCGCCGGCTTGGTGATGACGATGCCTTCGACCGAGTAGCCGTGTTGCTGGGCATACTCCAGGGCGGTTGCCCAGTCGCCCTCGGCGCCGATTGGCGCGGCCAGGCAGGCCCAGCGGTCGCCGCCGTTGGCCCGGGCGGCGATCAGTTGGGTCTTCAGGTCGCTGGCGGCCACGCCCAGCTCATTGTCCAGGTCGCTGTCCGTGTTCAGGGTCAACAGCTTGCCGACGTTCTTGGCGGCGGGGCCGATGAAGAGGAAGTAGCGTTCGATCTCGGTCACGGCACCCTGGCCGAGGTTGAGATTGTTCACGCTGATTTTACCGAGTGCCATAGGTTGCCTCGTTAGCGGGGTGATTGAAGGGGTGTGCCAGGACCTGTCGATCAGGTCGCGGGCGGGTCGGGCAATGCAGCCCGGGTAATGGGTCAGGGGAGGGGACTGGCCTGCAGGGCGATTTCGCCTTGCTCGGCGACCCACAGGTCGTAGGGCTGGAATGACCAGGTCTTGCCGAAGACCTCGATCTCGCCGGCCGCGTCCTCGGTCAGGTAAAGGGGCTCGACGAACTCAAGGACCAGCGACACATCGAGCAGGTCGCTGCCCGGGACCTTCTGCTTGACGGCGAGGGTCGGTGCCGGCAGGGCGAACAGGTGACGCCCGGGGTCGTTGGTTTCCAGCCAGCTGCCGGCGAGCGCCATCAGGCGTCCGGGATGACCGCTGAAGTCGTCGAAGTCGAACAGGGCGCGGTAGCGCAGGTTGCCCATGTGCAGGCCCAGCTCGGTCGGCGTCCAGGCCAGTTGCAGGTCCAGCTGCTGGGCCCAGGCGTGCAGTTGCCCGGCAGGCACCAGCTTGCGTTCGAGCAGATAGGTGGTGAGTGCTTTCAACTGGTTCAT